ACGTTAACGTAAATTAAAAATACCCTGTTTCTGTAAAAGGTGAAATATGAAGGAATTATCTAAAGCAATCATAGACAAATATAAAAGCTCTACAAGTTCAGGCAGTTTATACGCTTCTCTGACTGGCGGTTTATGGAATAGTGAAGCTCCTGATGACACACCTTATCCTTATGGGGTGTTTTACACGATAGACAACACAACAAGCCATGTTCAGGAAGGGGAATTTACCCATTATAAGTATGAGGAATGTGTAATACAATTCTCTATTTATGATGATGATACTTCGGTAACTACTATTGAAGATGTCTATGACAAGCTGACTGACCTTTACGACCAAGCCAATTTATCATTGACAAGCTATACCACAGTTGATTTTAAACGGGAATTTTCACACCTCGATAAGATGATAACCGAAACAGACAGATACTGGCAATATGTTGTTCAGTATCGGGGATTGTTTGAACGTTCTACTTAAACTATAGCTCTACAATAGCCAAAATTGCACAAATAAAGCTCACTACGGCAAAAGTTATTCAACCAAGTATAAAATACTATCCAAAATGCGAAAGGAAGGGATTATGCCTTTAACAACAGAATTTAAAAAGGGATTAGACAGGATTTTAATATGCGCTCAAGGCCTAAGCTGGTATCAATGCCCCAACATGGCCCCACCGAATTGTGAAATATGGGGCTGTAATGCAATCTACCGAGACCATTATGTTGACAGATTATTTATAGCTCATGATATCAGGATAATTATGCTACACGATGACGCTGATTTTGTTGAGAATATTAACAAATTGGGTATACCTGTTTATACCACTTATGATTACAAGGTTTTGGAAAACCATACCTCAATACCCATAAACGAAATTATGAATGAGTTTAAGGTGGGGTTTTTCTTAAATATCATAACCTACATGATAGCAACGGCAATATTGCAGAAACCGAAAGAGATTAACTTATACGGGGTAGACATGAGACCTGATGCGGGAAACGAAACTTACTCAAATGAAAAAGGTTCTGTTGAGTTTTGGTGCGGGGTTGCAAGGGGCAAGGGAATCAAACTGACTAATACTCCGGAAAGTTTTGTAATGCAGACCAAACAGATGGGCAATTTTGCAAACTATCAGGAAAAGATACACCAGAGCGGGATATATACGCAGATACCAGAAAAAGAGAGAACAACCGAAGGCATAAAGAATTATATCTTAATGCCTGTAGGTGAGGAAATATAAATTATAAATTACGAATAACTAAAGGAAGTGATAGAAATGGCAAGTATTTCAGGACGTTACGGAAGCGTAACATTGACTAATGCAGATGAATACGTGAAAAACTGGACATTGGATTATAATGCAGACTTATACGAAACAACTAATTTTGATGATTCTTCAGGTGGAAGAAGCTATATCGGTGGCTACACAGGTTGGAGCGGAACTTTTGAGGCAAACTACTCTACAGCCAACACTGTTGTACCGGGCGACACAGGAACAATTGTATTAAGGACTTCCACAGGAGCAACCGGTTTTTGGAGCGGTGATGTAGTGATAACCAACATGAGCATCAATGCACCAGTAGACGGGCTTGTAACACAAACTTATACATTCCAGGGTTCAGGGGCTTTGACAGCCAACTCAACATCTTAATAAGGCGGTGGTAATATGGCTTCTATTAGTGGAGTCAATGGGGCAGTTTATTACAATGCGGAACTGACCCAATCAGGAACTTATACATTTTCAACAGGGAAGACCATCACCTCTACAGGCAGTTTTGCTGATGACGGCTTTGAAGAAGGTATGCTGATACAGGTAACGGGAACTACTGGCAATAACAGGATATTTACAATTACCGATATTAGCACAGGCGGGGATGTGATTACAGTCAGTGAAGCCGTTACAAATGAATCATCTACCGGAACGATAACCGAATATGACCCTGGACTTGAGGTATGCGGATTTTACAACTGGACTATCGATTATAATGCAGAGCTTTTAGAGGATACCGATTTTTGCACATCAAGCGGTGGCAGGCATTATATTGGTGGATATACAGGGTGGACAGCTACAGCGGATAAACATTTCAAGACCACAAATAATCGTGTAGAGGACTGGATAAGCTCAACTGGAATCAGTCAGGTCAAGATAAGGTTTTTCACTAAATATGTGGCGAGTCCGAGTTCAGGTGATCCAGCACAGTATTTTGAGGGCAATGCTTATGTATCAGGATTGAGCCAGAATACGCCTGTAGATGCCCTTGTTGACCAGAGCTTGACATTCCAGGGTGATGGGGCATTGACTTTGAATACAAAGACAAGTGCATGGAATACGACAGGATAATCTAATAATTTAATAATTTAGGAGTTATTTATGAGTGATAAAGAAGATGTGAAAATTGAAGATATGACACAAAGTCCTTTAGAGATAGAACTCAAAGGGAAGAAGTATAAACTTGGGCCAATAGGCTTTATTGACTTTGGTGATTTTGCACAGTATGTAAAAAGCCAGAAAATAAGGTTATGTGAAGTGATACAGGATAAAGAAGTTAAGTTACAGATGATAGAAAAAATCATGAATGAGCCTATTGATTTAGATAAGGAATATGGCACAGTAAATGGAATAACTTATATGGCATGGAAGGCAATACAGAAAGAACAGCCTGATATTACTTTAAAGGACATTAATAATCTTATAGATTTAGATAACTTTGAAAGAGTATCGGTAATACTTAGCAATTTAGGTGGTACGGTAAAAAACCAAAAGACGGCAAAAGCAAAAAACCAATAGATTTTGGCTATGTTTTTGCCGTACTTAAACATTTTTACCACTGTTCAGATGATGAGATATACAAAATGTCAATGTTTAAGGTACAACAATATTTAGATAACTTACCTAAATTATTAGGAACTGATAAACAAGAACAGCAACAAAAACCACAATCACACCAAGAATTAGTCAGTCAGGCAAGAAGTAAAGGATTGAGAACTCCAAGATATTTTAAACATTAAGATTCATTATTCCAATTCCAGCTTAAACCAAATTTGTCTAATTTCTCGTAATTTTTCATCATAATTTGAAATGTTGCAGTTTTGTCAGGTGCTATAGATGTTGGTGTAGTATAACCCTTTTCCAAAGCAACAAGGTTACCGTATTTATCTAAACCTTTTGCTGTTACTTGAACAGAATAAGCGTTACCTTTACCAATATTTTTTATAATACCTTCAATATAAACATAATTACCAGTTTCACTAGGGCGATTACTCCAATCCTGTATTTCAAGTTTTGCTTCTGGTAATTGTTCATCAGGTTCAGGTTTTTCAGGTGCTGGAGTTGAATTTGTTTTGATAACATTTTTTTGTGTTTCCATATTTTTTGGTGAATTAGTGGATTTACCTGATTCAAATAAAATCTCAATCGTGAAACCTTGTTCAATTTGCTCATAAGATAAATAACCTTGATCCGTAGCACCAACTAAATTACCTTCTGAATCCTTAATAGCATAAATGGTTTTTGCATTAATTGTAATAACTGAAATGGCGATGATGAAAATGATAAACAAAATTAAATATCTTTTCATAATTAACACCCCCTTCTGTTCGCATAATAAATCCAAAAATACGAAATGTCAAGTTTTGATTGGAAGTGATGAAATTTGAAGTTAGCTGAAGCATTTGTAGAATTTAATGCTGATTTAACAAAACTAAAAACAGGATTTTCCGAAGCTGAAAATATAACAGAAAAATCACTTAAAAGAATTGGCGATAAAATGCAAGCTGTTGGAAAAAAAATGGCTATTATCGGAGCTGCTGCTACTGCTGCTTTTGGAGTTGCTGTTAAGCAATCAGCAGATTTTGAGGCAATGTTAAAGCGTGTAGAGTTGCAGTCCGGAGCTACTGCTAACGAAATGGAATCAATTAAAGCAGAAGCATTAAGTTCTGATTTTGTAAAACTTGGCAAATCTGGCACTGATGTAGCCAATATGTATAACCGGTTGGCATCTGAAGGTTATGAAGTAATAGAAATGAAGAAAATGCTTAAACCTATCACTGAAGCATCTATCGTATTAGGTACAGAAGAAGCCGAAACAACCAAATTAATGCTGAATCTGATGCAGCAATATAACCTTGAAGCTACAGATATGGGACATATTTCAGATGTTTTAGCAGGGGCTTTGGCCAATACATCGTTTCAAGGCGGGGAATTAGTTGAAGTAATGAAATATGCAGGAGTTGCAGCAAGTGAGCTTGGATGGAGTTTAGAAGGTACAATTCCTATTGTTGACTCAGTTATTAAAGTAACTGGTGAAGCATCTATGGCTGGTACACAGTTTAGAATGATGGTCAATATGTTACTTGACCCGACTGCAAAAATGGAAGAAGAGTTTAAAAAAGTTGGCATCAGTTTAAACGAAGTATCAGAAGCAATAAAAAGTCCTATTGATTTGATTGCCCTTTTAAATAAAGCTCATGAGAATGGTGCTAATTTTGCAGCCATGTTTGGAGCAAGGGCAGGTTCTGCTGCTGCTGTTATTGCAAGACAAGAAATACCGGCAATAGAAGAATTAACCGAAAAAGTAAACGAAAATGGAAAAGCACACGAAATGGCATCTGGTATTATGGACACCACATCAGGCAAATTCCAATCATTTGGGGCAGCTATGAAAAATACCGCTACTACTATCGGAGATGTTTTATTGCCTGTTATGTCTCAACTGGCCGACTGGGCAAGTAACCTTGCTACCAAATTTAAGGAATGGGCTGATGAAAATAAAACATTATTTGACATACTGGTAAAAGTAGGTGCTTTTTTGGCTGCTTTCGCTGCAGTAGGTGGCCCAATATTAATGGCTGCTGGTGCTTTGATGAAAATGACAACTGTTGTTAAGGGACTTGTAACTGTATTGGTAGGGGCAGGTGGGTTAAATGCTGCATTCATATTAATAACAGCAAATGTCTATATTTGGCTTGCGGTTATTAAAGAAGTTAATACTATATTAAATTCTACACATACAAGCGCTCAAGATGTTGCTAATGCCTTACAAATACAGGCAGATGCACAGCAAAAACTTGCCGATAAATTAGGAATCAGCGTTGAGGAATTAAAGAAATTTCAGGCAGCAGGGGCATCGGTAAGTGAGATGATGGGCAAAGAATTGCCTGACAATATAAAGAAAACTACTGATTCTACCAAAGAATTTACCAAAGAATTTGTTGACTCTTTTGAAAATAGCGTACCCAATGCCTTAAAAAGAGCAGAGGAAGTTATAGCAGAATATAATCAAACTTTATCAGAGCATGAAAAACAGGTTATGGCAATCAATGAAAAATATAATGCTCTTATTAAGTCAGCAGAAAACTTATACGAAGATGAACAAGAATTGGCAAGCGCTATTAATACTTTGGAAGAAGCCAGACAAGCTGAACTTACGTTACTTGACAGGGCATTAGAATCATACCAAAAAGAAATGGACGCTAAGAAGAAACTGGCCGATTTAACCAAATCCCTAAATGATAAAATCTATGAATTTACACATAGCGAATATGATGTCAAATTAAGGGATATTAACAGGGAATATGACACATTAATTGAACAGGCCAAAAAGGTTTATACAGAAAAAGGCAAGTTAAATGAAGCTATCGAAATTATTAATGAAAAAAGGCAAAAAGAAATTGACGGATTGCAAACACTTGATGAAGAAACTAAACAAGTTACTGAAAGTACAGGTGAATTAAAAGACAAGACACAGGAGTTGGCAGAAACAACAAAAGAGGCAACAGAGGCAGTAAAAGAAACTGGAGAAACAGGAGTCAAAGCATTTGAAAGTATAACAGTATCTATTGCCAAAGCTGGGCAGCAACTTCATAGCTTTACCGAAGAAGCCGTTGCTGCTGCTATTGCTAATATTAAGATGAAATATTATCCTGCCATAATGAAATTACAGGATGCCGTAAATGAATCTATGGGTTATGGCAAAAAAATAGCAGAGGCAAATCTGGCACTTATCAAGAAAAATATGCAGGAACAAATTGACACCATATTGTATGGTCTCAAAGTTTATAATCAGACAATGGGTCAAATGACTACTTCAGGTTCTTCTTCTTCATTTGGCAGTTATCAGACTGGTACAGACTATGTGCCAAAAACAGGACTCTATATGCTTCACAAAGGCGAGGCAGTTATTCCCGCTAACCAGAATACCACTAATAATAACAACACCTTTTCTCCAAATATTACAATAAACGCTTCGGGCAACAGCAACGCACAGGATATTGCTTATGAAGTGAAAAAAGTATTAGAGGATTCCGCAAGGCAATTTAAACGCACAGGTTACGAACTTATTCCAGGAATGGGTTAGGTGATGATATGGCAAGTATAACATTGGGTTCAGTTACTTTAAACATACCTTTAAAATATAGACATACCCCAACTAAATTTGAAACATATGACCGTACTCTTGACGGTTCTCTGGTTGTCAATTATGCGGTTAATTCTGATGATACGGCAATCAATAAATATTCTTTTACCATTAACGGAATTACCCAATCAGAGCGCCTGTCTATTCGTGAGGAAGCATTAAAAACTACTGGCATTACCTATGTTGACAATGTTGTTATTCCGGAACGTTTAACAGCAACTGGTTCGACATCTACCGGCTCACTATCTTTATTGCGTGGAATTGGTTCTACCTCTACCTTAACTGCTACCCTTGCAGGATCAACTATGACTGTAACCTATAACAGCACAGGTTCACCAAGTACAGGGGAAATAAATTTTACTACAACTGGGGCAATCACAATAGGGACTACATCAACTGGGGTTTTGGCAGTCAATTACATTCCGTCTTACACCGTACATATCATTAATGATGAGCATATTATGGAATACACCGATACAAACGGCAATCAAGTATCAAGCTATTCAATTACATTGGAGGAGATGTAATGATATATACAACTGATTGCACGGTAAGGATAAATGCACAGGATACTGATTACCCGACTTATGTGGCTTTAGACGGCACGGTTCACACCAACACCAATGATGCTGGTATTCATGGGGTTTTACTGGATGCTACTGTAAATGTAACAAATTTACTTGTTACGGCCTGTAGAAACTGGAATCAGGGAATCAGGCTGGTAGTGACTATTAATGATGTTGATGTTTCAGGCAATATTATAGGTAACCTGAATCTACAACATAACAAAAACATGATAAGCACCTTCTCACTTAATTTGAATGACAGCCAGTATTCTCCACGTACCAACTCCAATATTGATTTAGATAAGGTTGTAGTTATTACAGCTTATATAAATGGACAGGAAAAAAAGTTATTTACCGGAACAATAGACGAACCGGAAGCCGTCCATGAACCTGCTTTTAGAGTTATTGTAACCGGAAGGGATTACGGGAAAAAGTTATTGGACAAGAGAACAACCGTTGTATCTGTTCAGGATTTAGCAGATTCCACCAAACGAAATGACCTGATTAAATACCTTGCTGAACTGGCAGGGGTAACCGATTATGAAATTCCTGAAATGGATGCAGTTACTATTGATAATTCATTCCAAGACCAGAGTGTTTGGGACATGATACAAAAAGAGGCAATGGTTGAGCAATACTGGGTTAAATTTGATGAAGGTGGGAAGATGTTATTAAAACTTGATGATGTCAAATCTGATACCGATACTTGGCCTACTGCTGACTGGACTTATGATGAGGATAGGATAATCAGGATTGGTTATAAAAAGGCAAGACCGGAAATAAATAAGATTACCGTATTGGGGAAAACTAATTCTTCTATTATACAAAATTGGGTGCAAGATGCTTTTTCTATAAGTGGAACTTTTTCATTTGAAGCTGATGAAGATATATTCGATTTAGATGGTGAGACAGTCAATGGCTTTAAAGTTGAAGTTGAAAAGCCTGGGAGTGGTGGAAATTATTATTATTATTGTATACGGTTTGTATATCTAAAAGAGGATAGATATAAAATAAGATTTGTATATTATACATTAGATAGTGATATTGAGATAACAGAAGGGGCTCCTGTTTGGGCAGATACAGAAGATATACGTTTTTCAACAGCACATGGTTCTGGTTATAGTCCGTTTTCTATGTATTTTTATGTAGCACGACCAAGAGAAAAAGTAACTATAAACTACACTATAACTGGGACAAGGGAAACACAAGAAGAGGAAACCCGCTATGACCAAATATCCACATCAGTCACTGACCCCAATTCAATCGTAAAATATGGAGAACTTGACGGTGGTTCTATTGAATATCCATTACTTGAAACAACAGAACAATGTGAAAATGTTGGTAGAAGAATTATCAGGGACAGCCATAGACAAATAGGACAGGTGAATTTTCAGATACCGTTTAACCCTTTAGTTCAAACAGGACAAACTATTTCAATCACTGACAGCAAAATAGGATTGATAGAACGTTATTTTGTGGAAGGGGTTAATCATGATATTAATATTTCTCCTGACGGTAAAGTAAAAGCCAGAACAGGGATAGAAGGTGTATTGTATGTCTGATGTTTTTAGAAAAATAAACAAAGAAACTGTTGACCATATCAAATACCGTAATACGGTAATGACTGGCGAGATTACTGCAATTAATAATGATGGCACTTATGATGTCAAGATTGCCCAAGCGGGGAGCGCTTATCCTGATGTGGAAACGTTGGATTATAATGCTAATTTTAGTGTTGGGGAGATTGTAGATATTGCTTTTGAGTATGGTAACCGTGAATTGCCCAAAATTATGGGAACAGCTAAAAAGATTGCACAAGAACCAAGTATAGTGGAAGTGGACTATAGCGGTGGAAGTGGCGGAGGACAACAAGAAATGGTGACAATATCTGCAATGAATACTTTAAGCGGATATTTTTTTGCTTATCTTTTTTCTTCATATGGATATTCTACAATTCATAATTCTGTTGATGGAAGCGATTTAACAAGTAGCCCGTATTCGACAATTTTCGATTATGATGAAAATTATGGTTATTTAGATATTGGACAAGGTGCATCCATTTCCGGGCCTTATGTTGATGGATATAGAGCAACTTATCAGATTAACAGGAGTTTTATTTTTTTTGATACATCCCTTATCCCCAGTGGGGCAATTATTATAAGTGCAGTTTTATCTTTATATTGTTCGCAGAGATGGATTAGAACGATTTATCATCATTCAACTTCACCATATTGGACTTACGGAGCAGGAAATAATTTTAATGTAGTTATCCAAAATGGACAACCTGACTATCCTCGCAATCCTGTTGTAAATTCTGATTATGATTGTTCGAAATATGGGAATAATGGCGGAGAAGCGAATACATCAGATATAAACGATGAAGAATACAAAGATATTACACTAAATTCCAATGGTATAGCATGGATTAATAAAGGTGGAATAACAAAGTTTTGTGTAAGAAGTTCAAGAGATATTGCAAGTATAGCTCCAGAGTTTACCCTTGATTCAGAAGATATTGATAATTGTGTTAGTAGTCAAGAAATTATTGAATTTGATTTAGGCGATTATGGATTTTTACCATATTTAACGATAACTTACGAAATATAAGAAGGTGATTAAATGGCATTACCGAAATTAAGTTTCAGGACTACAACAGGCGGAGAAGTAACTACCCATGATTTTGGCAGTGTGGACGCA